CCCGGCGGTTATACAGTCGGTACACGTTCGCACCATCGGTCGGCGCATACCATCCGATGCCCTCATATCGCCAGCCAGCACGCACAAGACTGTTCGCCTCGCCGTGGTTAAGCGTGAACATGTGTTCATTGCCGTTGGGATTGTACAAGCGGTAAACACCATCTTTCACCGGGTCGATTCTCACCGGGTCATACACGTGAATAAAGCCTTGGAACACGTACGCACTGCCAATGGAGTATGTGCCGTTCTTGCGCTTAATCGTGCGTCTGCGCCAATATCTGCCGTTGGCTTTCGTGCCTGTCCATCCGCTTTCAGAAACAACAATATCTCCGTGGGAATTGACAGATTCAACAAAAGCAACGTGCCCTGCGCCGTCATCGCCGTGGTGTGCCTTCCCTTTGCGCCAACACGCAATTGATCCAACCATTGGCGTTTGGCTTCTTCTTAAATTGTCGTGATAATCCCAATAGTTTTCTGCATTGCCCCTGCACAGCATTGCATCTGTTCCAAGCTGTTCAATGCATCTGCCGTGAACATATCCAGTGCAATTGGGCAGTACGGAATATTCATAAATGCGCCCATCTTTGTTACCCAGAATGCTGTGATTCTTTCCGCCTCCGCTAACGGCACAGTATGCCGGGTTTCTGGCATCCGGGCATGCCGTGCGCTCTTTGAATAACAACATGGTCAAATGTCCTTGCCGTCAATTCTGACAGCCACGCCATCACGGCAGATGCCTTTGACATCCTCGCCGATAATATCAACGCTTGTGATTACCTCTTTTGTTTCTGTGTCATATACCTGTACTGTCATTTTCCGCCTCCATAACAAAAGGGCAGAATTAATCTGCCCCATGAAATCCGTTTTTAATTTGCTTTTAACTTGCACAGAAGTGCAATTTTGGCTGATATTTGCACCTTAACTAAGGTTTTTTCGTTTTTAGGTGCAAATTTTAACTTGCAGAAGAAACACGGGCAAGGATTTGCACCTTGCATAACCGCCCTTTAGCCACCCAATTCTCTTGGCAGTCTATGGCAAGCGTCTACCTGTTCCGCCACCGTGTTAATTCACAAATTCGCCCTAGATTATGCATCCGAGGCTATAACGCCATTGGCGTTTCTATAGTTAATCCATGCCTTTCTCACTCCCTTGGCGAGCTTTCACGGTCACGCCTCAGCGACTCCGTGGGCGTTAACGCTCACTTAACACGCACAATGATTTTCTAACGCATCATGAGCGTTGGCGAGTGTTAAACTTACTTAAAGTGTCCTTTAAACTACTGGATCAGTTTCCGTGTTACACCATTTATACAATTCAACATTGTCCACGTTGTAGCTTGATGATTCAGCCATTTTGTGAATAGACCTAGCTTCACAGTTGTTCACATACACTTTCATTTTGCTTGTCTGTGTTCCATACCATCTAGGCGTAAACCAGTTATTAAAATAGCTGTTTGATACATAAATTTCGGGTTCGGCACCTTCCGCATTTGTATTGTGATATCTTACCGTTGCACTTCCTGTAAGATTATTGTTGAAATAACAATTGTCTATAATATGCCTTGACCATTTTTTGCAACCACCGCCAATGCAATTGGCATTATATAAAGAGTGACCAATCACACGACAATTTTTATACGTTACTGTATATGGTTCAGAAATTCCATAATCATCATGAATGGCATAGAATGTGCCAGTAGCATCCAAATCAAGTCCAATGATTTCTACATTATAATCAACACCCAATGCACTAAATCTATGCGTTCCGTCTACTGTATGTCCTGTCCAGTCACAGACAAGATGTGAACCAGATGCAAATTCTACTTTTCTTTTTCTTAACCTTACACCGTATTGAAAACCATTAAATATTGCACTGTCTGCGTCTGCCATGTTATCTACCGCATCTTGTCCAAACAGTGCGACATATTCAGATACGATGTCATATGTACCTGCTTTAACAAATACATCAACACCACTGTCAACCGTTTCATATATAGCTTGCGTGAATGATGTATAGTCACCGTTACCAGATGCATCAACAATAATTCTAGAATCTTCTCCGCTGATTTGGGATTCATCAATCCGTAATTCTGGCAACTTATAAATTCCATATTGAATATAATCATTTCTTGATATAGATGCACCGATCTGTGCCTTATTGAGACTTGTATTGTAAGCACTAAATCTCAAATATACCGCATTTTCTGGTACTTCTATTGTAATATCATTGTTAATGCTATTCATATTATCTGGATGACCTAGCCATGTTTTATTTGAATCATACCATCCGAATATATGTGTGTAGCTTACTGTTATTGTTTGTAAATCGCCAACGTAAATGAAATCACTTGCAAAGAAGTCAGCATTTGTTGCAAGACTGCCGTCATTCTTATTTAAAAATTTTCCTGCTGAAATAGTTGATGGATCAAATCTGTTTATTAGATTTTTTTGTACAGATGAATTGCGAACAGATTCTGTTTCTGCTTCTATATTATCGTTAATATCATCTATAACACTTTGTAAAAATGTTCCTGCTTCACCACCGTATGGCGTATAAGGTAACAGAGTATCCCCAATGTTCACCATAAAGTCTGGTGCAGTTTCTTTAAGAGAAAGCACAATATAATTTTCGGTATTGCTCAAAGTAAATGTCTGAGATCCAAATACTGTAATCCACAAAGCCCTAGAGAATCCGGAAGTGTCATTTGTTGTATAAAAATAAATGCGCTGACCATAACCGTCTACAGTCTGTAGCGTTACTTTATTGCCTGCACCAACATAAATATAATCACTTGCTTTGTAATTATTATCAGCAGTAATAACACCACTTCCATTTATGTTTATACCATGCCTGTCATTTGCGGGGTTATATAAATTTTCAGATGGTATAAATATGTTGTTTAAAGCGTTTTTTAAGTCAGTATATTGACCCCTAACCGCATCTCCTGCCGTGGGGTATGTCGTGCCGTTCGCACCAATGCGGATGTCCTGCAATTCGGCATCTCCTGTGGTGCTACCTTCTGGCAGTGCAATGATGTTGTCAATACGTGCAGATAAAACATTATCCTGTGTTGCTCTGGTGCTCGCTTCGCTTGCCAGTCCGCTTTCCAGATTGCCCACATCCGTTTGCAGATTCGCAATATCATTGGTTACAGTCTGAAACTGACCGCCTGCCTCAATTGCCTGTTCTAACAGTGAAATATCCGATTCACTCACCGTTCCACCCTCTGTAGGGCGCTTTTCAACGTTCACAGTGAAATTGGCTGTGCCGTGTGTTGCACCGTCAAACAGGATTTCAAACAGTGCCGTGCCTGGTGATGCGGTCATCTGCTCTGTGACATTGATAACCACGTTGCCGTCTTCATCAACCGTTCCTGCGTTGTCGATGATGTTTCCATCCGCTTTGATGCCGATAATTGCGCCAGTAGATGGCGTGTAAATCGTTCCGTCAGCCTCAACCAGTGTGAACACCCATGTTTCAGTTTCAAACTGGCTAACGCCGATTACTGGCGGTAAAGCACCGCCCGGTGATACTGGTAATTTAAAGTTTCTTGTAATCATATCTCACCTCATGCGCTCGCTGTCCATGCTGTCCATACGCCTGTTGTAAACGTGTAATACCTTGCGTACACTCTCCCGGTTGAATCAATGTACATCTGCCTGGCGATCGTTGCCGACTGCCTCAGCGTGAACAGTACGCCGTATCCGTTTGTCACAGGTTTTGTGCCTGCAATGGTCGTATCAAAATTGTTCAGCCAGAATGTGCCGTACTGATTCGCCGTGGGGAAATTGTCGATGTTTTTTTCTGACATTGCGCCAATCCATCCCACAAGCGTTTTTGACAGCAATGTGATGGAATCGTTAAGCGATCCAATAGCACTCTGCACGCTCTGCGTTGCCCCGGCGAGCGTGGTTGTAAACTGTACTACAATCGCTCTCGCCAGTGTCGCATAATTCAGTTTTTCCGTTGTACTGCCGTTATCAATCACGATGTTGTGCGAATCATTCACCGCCGATGATGTCGGCAAATCATTAATTTTAATCATGTTACACTCCTAACACGTGATGCCCGGAAATGTCGAGCCATCCAACGTTGTTGTAGCCTGTGCCGTTGATGTAGATGCCCAAACCATTTGTGCGGTCGGCAGTCAGCTTCACAACGCCATTGTCAAACGTTGCTGACCCATCCGCCTTGACTTCAAATTTGCCGTATGGCGTTGTAAATACAAGCGTTTCTGCGGTGATTTCGTGGTGAATGGTGCCTTGGTCAAACGTGAACCCGTCTGCCTCATAGCGTGCCTCATTCAGTGCCATATCATGCGCATATAAGCCAGTTGATGCCAGTTCACTGGTTGACGTTGTGTAGTTGTCGGAAACCGTCAACCCTGCCTGCCCGGTAAAACTGATTCGCTTGTACCATCCATATGTGGGGTTATTGATTTCCACCACAAATGGGTTAGTCTGCGAGATTTCCAAGAAGCTGTTTGCGTCAAACGGAATTTTTAACATTGATCCGCTCGCACCCTCTACGTGGAAATAGTCGGTGCATTCCAGTGATTTGGTTTTCAGTTCTCCGCTGACCATATCCCACGAATTCAACCCGGCTTCATCACTCAATACCCCGGCTTTGATAAGCGATGCCATCAATACGCCTGTGGTGATGAATGATGCGTTAAATTGTCCGTCAAGTGTCCAGGCAGTTTTATAAGTGACTCCGCCGTCATCAGAAAAGCCAATGCCGTTCTGATTGATTCTCAGAATGTGCGTTGCCTCTTCCTCTGTCGGCTCATCCATGAATAACAGTTCACTTGGTGTGCCGTCAGCCAGATACACCCACTTTACAAATCCGCCTTTTCCGCCAGTGATTAACTGCGTTTGTGCATCAATTGCCTGTTGCATAAATGTTTTGGTTGGCACAATGGGCATGATGGTATCTGTTGCCACCTGTGCCACCGTCTGCGCCAGTGTCCTTTTGGCTTCTCCAACCTCCACAGATTTGTTTTTCTGATTCAGTGAATCGTACACCATGCGTATGCACTCCGCTTTTGCCTTAATCCCCATAGGCGCAACATCCAGTGTGATGATGTCGCACAGGTGGATGCGCTCAAGTGGCGCAACGTTCTTGTACTCTTCCGTTTGCCACAGTGCCACCAAATCAAACGTGATGTTTTCTTTGATTTTCCATGGCTGTTCTGCCAAAATCTCAACCGCCTTGGCTCGCATCTGTTCAATGCTCGGTGCGCTGTCAAAATACGCTGACATATCCACCGCAATGGTTTTGATGTTTCTAAAGCCTGCCGTGATAACCTCACCGCCAGCCGTTGCCAGTTCTGCGCCATCCTCCGTGCCAATTGGCATCGTTTCAGCGCTCGGCACAACGGCATTAACCACCACCTCTGGCAACATGATAACTTCATCGTCAGTGGCGTAATACGGCACGATTGCTGTTGCACCGCCCTGTTCTCTGACCTGTAATGCGGTTTTCAGATTTTTGCCGTATCTAACCTCAACGCCGTTATCACGCCCTCTGTGCTGATACAGTTTCACAGTGAGCATGTCAAATTCATACTCACCGCCTCCAAACTGCTGAAGGATACTGCCGGACGATCCGCCAAGCGCACTGCGCACGGATTTGGGAACATCTACATTGAACGTGCCCTGCGTGGTTTTGTCAGTCAAGAATGTAAAAGGGTTGTTGTTGACTGAATGATTCTTCAGCCCTTCAAGAGCACTCACCACAGAAGAAGCGGTGAACGGCTCTGTCACAATTGAATTCAGCATGTAACTGATATGCTGTGCATTGATTGTCACAACACCATTCAATGGCGCTGAAATTTTATAGATTTCAAACGCCTGTGGTTCTTCTGAATCATCGTGTGATGTGTATATGAGCCTCCCTGGGTGTATTTGGTCGTAAAGATTCCCGGTGATTGGGTAATCCAATTCGGCTTCATACATGCCGTTTCTTTCCTCGGTGACATCGCACCGTGTGCACTCGGTCAGCGTGCCAATGCCCTGTGATTCAAAAAGCCGTTCACTGGCTTCAAATAATCTTGGAATCATACGTGCCACCACCTCGGCGTGATCTTCAGCGTAACACCATCAACCGCAATGGCGTTTGTTCCCGGCTTCAGTGTGGGATAATCGCCCATTGTGACTTCTCTGTTGGTGCATGTCATCATTTCCGAATCAATCACGGTTGTTGCTGAATCTCCGCCGACCGTTACCACGTTTCCGTTAATCTCAAAACTGCCCTGCCCGGTCACCTCAATGACAGGGCGTGCGGTCATCATGGTTGGGTTCTCCAGTGTCAGTGTGTCGGTAACGATCCGAACGGCATTGCCGACGGTCAAATAACGCTGTGGCTTGCAATCGAACACCAGAGTTACCGCACCGCCAATGCGGTCATAATCTGACGGCACGAAAGCCGACCTAAAACACGCCATGCGGTATTCATTTGGGCACAGTGTTTCGGCGTAGGGGAGATACGCACCTGCACTGGCGTTAAGGAAATTCCGCAATGCGTCCATGTTCGCTTTCATGTCGTGCATGATATATAACTGCACTCGCAATTCAAAATTGTTGAATCGTCCGTTATCAATGTGTAAATCTCCGTTTCTGCCGGGAATCTGCACCGTGGTAACATCTCTGGAAGGTGAATCTAAAAAATTTGAGGAGGCAACATATGCCCCAAATTCTGACATGTTTTTACCGCCAAAAACCATCTGGTTACGCATATGCTACCTCCTCTCGTTCCATGTCATGCACAAGAATTCGTTTGACTTCCTGTGCGATGTCCAATGCGCTGTTGTAGTCCTGCGCATTGATATTGATTGTGGCGCTCATATTTGCGCCCTGTGCGCCGTTTCCGCTCGCCGTGAGCAGTTGGCTGTTCTGTGCCATCGTGGCTTCTAACGGCACTGTATATGCGCCTCTCGTGAGGCTCTCCATAGCGTGGTCAACCTCTTTGGCGCTTCTCTCGATACCTTCCGCCATACCAAAACCGATGTTTTCACCAATCTGGTCACGCATAAGCGTTGACGGTGAATGGATACCGAAAAAGTTTTTGACCTTCTCAAAAGCGTTTTTGGCAAAGCCCATCAGTGTTTCCTTGATCGCTCCGCCTGCGTTCTTGATGCCATTGACAATGCCGTTAATGATGTTTCTGCCGATGCTCCGCCAATCAAACTGGCTGAACGCTTTTACGGCATTGCTGATGATTCCACCAACCGCCGAAAGCACACCCGGCAGTGCATTGAGCATGCCGTTTGCCACTCTGCCGATTAACTCCGCACCCTGTTTCAAATACTGCGGTAAATGCTGACCAATTGTGGCAATGACTTTGGCAAGCACGTTCACCATTGCGTTGACAATGGCAGGGATGTTCTGCGCCACGCCACTGGCGAGGCTTGCCACCATATCAACGCCTCTGCTGACGATTGACGGCAGATTGTCCATAACCGTA